CTTTAAAGAAATTAAAAGAAAAACAGTGCCCATCTTACGATGAGGTGTGTCTTCCATCATCCGGATGCCGGGAGGGTATTAAGTCCCGGCATATCTCAGGCAGAACTCTGCCAAGAGATCGTACGTAACTTCCCAGTCACGTACTTGGTCCTTTAGGCCAGCCGAAGGTATATAGTCCCAATGGGGAGTTTTACGCCTGCGGACTTTGTACCGCCGTACCTCTGCATGATCTTCATCACGCAGAGTGATGCGGTCGTTCCTGATATAACCTCCGACAAAAGAGACCACCAACCCTTGCATGTTGAAGCCAATTAATTGCTTCTTCTTGCCCGGGTACCGCTGTGTCCTCTCCGAGTCGCCCGTTGGCGCTTTAAAGCTAATGGGGACGGCTGTGAGTGCGTTATAAAACACGCACCCAGTTTCGTCACGAAGCACTCGCTTCAAATGCTTAAACGGTACCTTAACCCCTTCCGTATCACCGGCGTGGGATGGGACAGGCAAAAACCTGACCATTCCACAGAGTGCCGATAACACGGTCGGGAGTAGTATACCGCTGTTAGCGCACCATCGCACTAATCGGTTAATAGCCGAATAAACGTCAGTCTCGTGTTTAAGACTCTTGATGTAGACGCCACGAACATCGGCGCCCCGCCAGTAGTCTCCGCCACAAGATTCCCGAAACCAGCCCACGTTGAACGACTTACTTAAGTTCACCGTGAATCCAAATAAACCCAAGCAATCAACGACGAAATCATACGCATCGCTGCGTACGATGATATCATCGCCGTTAACGCCGAAGTTCTTTGGACAACCATTCAGATAGAGAGGTTTTATCCCCAATACCCTATAGCAAGCTAGCACTATTGTCACGAAGATCAACGTCTGGAGGGGGAATGTAAAACCGTTCCCCATAGAGCTGACCATGTAAAGCTCGTGAACAGAGCCGTCTGGGTAGACGACACTGGGGCTGCGAAACATTTCCACCCACCGCATTACATATGGTGGAAGGATCTGCCTACACAGCTCGAGCGATATACAATCTGAAGCCGACTTGAGATCGATGGTGCCAAAAGCCCCATTCGAACTCCCAAGCTTAGCCAGTTTCCGGTTGAGTTCTTGCTGTCGCGTGAGGTCTATTCTAAACCTCTGTTTCAGCATTCGCTCGAACACGGTGCCCAGCCCCTTCTGAAATAACATATTCAGAGATGGCTCAGTGCAGATTGAACGTGAGATTGTTGACGTCTTAGGAACAAAAGACAAACGATTTCCCTCCACTTTACGGAACCCAAACTCTTGGCCACGCTGTTTTTCAGCAGAAGCCCAGGTCGGATTGCACGTAAGTGCCCGCGTATATAGAAGCGGGAGTTGATCACTTGTGTAAGTCAAGGGCGAATCGAAAAGCTTCGAATAAAAATTATATGATCGAGCGCCTAGACTAGCACCTGGCCCCACACCAAAGCCCCCCTCGATTTCGGAGAGGCTAGTGCAAAGGTCAGGTCCGTTGAAGAAGAGATCGTCGAGGATATGCTTCACCTCTCCGATCACTTCATCATGAAAGAGCTTTTTAGCTTCCAGCTTGAATGACGCGCAGTCCACGTTGCATTTAGTAAACAACGCAAGACACGCATCATCTGCTGCTGAACTAGTGGTATCTTCGAGTTTCTTCAAAAACGAAGACGCCAAACTAGATGCTCTAACGTCGCTGATCTCCATATCGGATGTATTGAATGGAGGAACAGCATTGGGAAGATCAACCAAAAGCATACTACCAAGTGCAGCGTAATCACGCATGTACGACTCCTAGGAGTTGGTAGTAACATGACAATCTCACCCTTGAAGAAAGGCGAGGGCCCGGGATTAACCGGACTTTATGTCATAGCTGTGAAACAGCCACCGTACGGCCTTAAAATAGGCCGGAGACCAGCGAATCGCCCAAGCCAGCACTTTGCTGGTTGAGGGCACCGATGTGGGCCGCAATGGCCGCTCGGATTTCCGCTGGACTTGCTGTGTCGGCACCCGCAGGGATGTCCATCGTTGTTCTGATGGTCATCAGCGAGGCCGGCTGCCCGGCGAGTGGAACAACACCCTTACGGGTATTGGTCACCCACGTGTTTTTGGGCACATTCGGGAGCAGCCCTGTCACCGGGTTGGTCTTGCCGAGGACCTTGAAAGTCTTCGGTCGGAACAACGCGATGGTAAAGGGAGATTGCACCGAATGGACGGTGACACCAGCTTGAGTGCCTCCTAGTGCGGTAACCGCAACTTGTTTGCCGTTCACGTCGGGAGCCACATCGGTAACGATCGTATAGGTCGGTGCCGTGAAGCCCGTTTGTGCGCCGCCAGTCACTGGCGTCGTAAGGTTCCACATAATGGAATATTCCTTTTCATTTTGACAAACGACTGACCATGAGGCCAACAAGGTTTGCAATATGCTTACCTGTGTTGTTCCCAATCTTAAGCTCCGGTTTCATTATTGGAACCGTGCTAGTCCGTCGCGAAATTGTACGACTGGTAGCTACATAGCCTCCAGGGGAGCTTGAAAGTGCATCGAACGTCCATCCCGGCAGTGCGGCCTTAGTGGCGGCGGAGTCAACCTCAGTAACAAAATTGAGGATAACCTCGTTCACCTCTGTCCGACTAACCCACCGAATGACAGACGTATCAGTGACTGCAGCTTCAAGCAAATCGCCAACATTAACAATGTAGTCAGCGACAAAGGAGAAAGGGATCAGATTCCAGACAGTGGGCACAAAAGATCTCAGGTCAAAACCCGAGAGTGCCGAAATCTTGGCAACCTGACTTGCAATTCCCGACTCCTTATCCATTGCCTTGTACATTCCATAGTACTTAACCGACGACTGCGTAACAGTGAGCGTTTTTCTGCTCAATGCAATAGCACCCGTAAACGCGGCTCCATGGTTTGTATTAGTGGTTGAGGCAGCCTGACCGACAGCTTTAAACCTGACCCTGGGTGGGTCAGATACAGCTCGGGCCAAGGTTTTGCTCAAATCTTCGATGTCACCCATAAGGGGTACGACACCAAAGACCCACGCAAGGTAGTTTCCACTTAGTTGCTGTTTAATCGACTGACCGCGGAAAGCGATCTGCCGACCAAAAGCATTGCTCTGCCTGTTTTTTCGTCTCGCACGCTGCTGCTTGGCAACAAGCCGACGCTGCTTCGTGAGATACGTACTCGTAAGCCTTGCAATCCCTTTCAGTGGATTCATTATCAGGTTCACTGTTTGGCCAATCTCACCGAGAAAAACACCACCTTGAAACTGGTGGCTTATATCGTTGATTTTAGCGTAGAATGCCCTGACAGCTCTGGCTTCAGCAGTTGAATTTAAAGTAGGGATACTCCAAGATGGCGCCGGACTGAATGGGAATAACCCATCCAGCGAAGCAGTCGCCTTGGCTGTGGGAACCTGGTAGTAGCGGGCGAAAGCACTGCCCTCTTTAACTTCCAGATTCTGAGCTGAGACATCAAGTGCCGTGGTAGCATTGAAACCCTCCTTGATAGCAACCTTAAATTTAGGGTTGGTACCACCCGAGACCGAAACCTGGTATGAAAATACCTGAGATTTCGGACCCCCAGATGGTGTTCCAGAGGTATTGACGAACGAATTTCGTCCGTTAATGGTCCACGAACGCTTAAAAAGCTTAGCCATATCCCTTCACCTGTTGAAGATGTAAGTTACGAACCAGACTTCAGTTCGATGTTGTCCACGGTCACTCCGACGCGAGCACTTTTCAGCGCTATGTCCGAGCAACCAGCAGTTGCCACCAGGAAGATCATGAAACTGACCCCCGCGATGAACAAAGTGACTGCGACAGGAACACTTGTCGTGTCGTTCTTCCAACTGTACCGGTCCTCAGGGTGCCCGACGAGCTCTTCAACTCGCCTGACAACCTGCTGCCTTAGGTACTTAAGTTCAGTTTCCATGAAAACATCTCCTTGGTCTGGTTAAGAACACTGGCGAAAAAGCCAGGGAATCCCGTACTACTCACCCTTTTGGGAGCTACGTTTGACACGCTCGCGGATAAGCTTTCGCCTACGAGCACCGTCAGCGGCAAATTTCTTCGCCTGAGACTTACGACGACCCTCTTTACGAGAGTCGTGTGGTTTCTGCCGATTGCCTGCAAGACGTGTCATAATAAGTCCCAGTGAGGTGAGCGGAATCGAATGACCAGGTGAAAACATCCACCCAGTGACCCCCGAATGGGG